ATTTGTAGAGCAAAGAGGTTTTTACAAAGAGTCATTAACTAATCTAAGTGATACTCGGGAAGATATTAATTCTTATATTAATGAGATCAAAGACAGGCTGAAATAATGGAATACTTAGAATACTATAAAGAGATGAAAGACACAGTAAAAGAAATATTAGAATTAGATAATGAAGTTTACAAAAATATGAATAACCATTCACAATTTACGATGGACTTTTTTGAAGAGGTTACTTATAATATTGAAGAGGACAAATTCAACGCTGGGTCTACTTTGTACAAGTTAGAAAATATTCTTGAAATTTTTGATCCCGCGAAAAAAGATGATATAGAAGTCTTAGAACAGTTAAAAGAAAAGTTAGAACGAATAAATAAAGTGGTGTTATGATAGAATACCCTAAAGATTTAGAAGACTTTAATAAAATGTATAATGAGTTAAATTTACTTACTCCTATTTACGAGACTAATATCGATTTAAAATGTCATGAATCATTTTGGGATATTTTCACAAGTAAATTTTTAGAGGCAGTACAAGGCGATCACTTTTTGAAAGAAGTGCATTATAGTAAAGTTAAATTTAAAAGTATATATGTCCCTGATTATGGGCAAATAACACGAATATGAAATACTACGCAATAACAGAAACAGTTGAAATTCCAATTTATATTGAACCAAAGCAATATAATAGTGATGAAATTTCTAGAATTATGACTGAAGCTTTATTTTTACCAATAAATTCTGATCCTCTTAAATCATTACCTCAATATATGACAATCATAATGTCTGAGGAGACTTATAAATTTATCAGCAATGTGGCCAATATTTATTCTACAAGTTTCGGCGAAAAAGAATATGAAATAAATAAAACTAGATTTAAAATATTTACAGAAGAGGAATACGAATTAAGATATGGTAAGTATGAGACAAACTAAAAATCATAAAATTATAAAAGAAGCTACCGATCTACTTAATGAGTTGGAATATGTTTACTATAAAGCTCCAAGTATACTACAAAAGTTGAAAGAAACTAATTTTACTAAAAAAGAAAAAGAAGGGAATAATATTGAGTATTTAATAGATGGTTTAGAAAGTATTTAAAATGGCAATAAAAAAAGAAACAGTTAATTGGTTTTATGATGGTAAAGAAATTAAATCTTTAACAGATATGCCAGAAGGAACTTTAGGATTTATATATCGCATAGAAAATATAACTACAGGTAGGTATTATATAGGCAGACGAACTGTAGCTAGCAATAAAAAGAAAAAGCTAACAATAAAAGAAAAACAGCTTCCAGAAAATAGCAGAAAAACTTTCAGATATGATTTTTGCGAAAGTAGTGGTTGGAAAACATATTGTGGATCTAATACAACTTTGAAAGAAGAAATTAATAATAAAGGGCACGAATATAAAAAAACTATATTACATTACTGTTTTTCTAAAGCCCAAATAACCTACTTAGAATCAAGAGAAATACTTTGTAGTGGGTGCCTATTAGATCCTTTGGCTTACAATGACTGGATAAAATGTCTAATTTATAAAAAACATATAATAAAATGATCAATAAAGTAACATATCAAGAAGAGCCAGAATTATTTAATGAAATATCAGAATTCTCAATTGACTCAGAAATGGATCATAGAAGAGGGAGTAACTTTTTCAGAGAAGATATTATAGAATTTACAGCAGATCATAAGCAATACTTTGAGGACGTTGAAAATTTTGAACAATATATTGGAACTTGGAGAACCAATAATGTAATTTGGGACGATACTCACGGATTTGATTCAGAATTTTCAGAATTAACCCGAGTTAAGAAAAAAGAAATAATTACTTATGAGTGGGAAAATGTATAACAAGATTTTATAAAAAAGATATAAAATAATTTGTTTATCTCAAACTAAATCACTATATTTACTTCACTAAATAATAAAATATGACAGGCGAGAAAAAACCAAGCACGCGAGAGATCAAAAAGACCAAAGTTGTAGAAAAAACACTATCTCTTAGTCAGTCAATTAATGAAATTAAGGTGGGATTAAAACAACATCAGAAACCTGTTGCTAATTTCTTAAGAGAAAATAATATTTCAATTCTTTTGGCCGAAGCTGGATGTGCTAAAGATTTCATACAAATGTACAGAGCATTAGAAGGGTTAAGAGATGGAGAGTTTAAAAAGATAATTATTACAAAACCAATTGTAGAATTAGGTAGCAAAATCGGCTTTCTTCCTGGTCTTGAAGAGAAATTCTCAAATTATGAAAGATCGTTCTACGAAAGTATTTCGAAGATTTTAGGCCGAGAAAATATAAATAATGTTAAGAGTAAAATACAATTTGAACATATTGGTTTTCTTCGTGGTAATACTTTTCCAGAAAACTCAGTGATTATTTTATCAGAAGTTCAAAATATGACACTTCATGAAATTATAAGTTATGTTACTAGAGTACCTGAGAGCAGTAAGTTATTTGTAAATGGCGATGGATCGCAATCAGATCTAGGTAACAGATCAGGCTTAAAAGATTTCCTAAGAATAATTGAAGGAATTAATGGGATAGGTTTATTGGAGTTAGATCCAGATGTGCATCAAATGAGAAATCCAATGATTACAAAATTAAATAGAAATTACGTAAAGTTTTTAAATAATAAATAGATTGGTATATTTTATAAAAGCGGGAGATTATATAAAAGTAGGGTATAGCAGAGATGAAAAATCTTTTCTATCAAGGATATCTTCATATAAAACAAGTTGTCCTTTTGATATAGAAATAATTTCAAAAATAGATGGTGGAGTAGAGCTAGAAAAAGATATTTTAAATTACTTTATAGATTTTCACGTTAAGGGAGAATGGTTTAAATATAATAAAAATATAGAGGAATTTGCTTTAAATCCTTATTATATACCAAATTCTGTATTAATGAAACCTTTACATGAAGGAAATAAACAGTTATTAGAGAAATTACCTGAAATATTAGAGCTTTATAGTAAAGGTATGTCATTAAGAGAACTCGACACATTATTTGGAATACCTAGACGCAGATTAACAAAATATATTCCAGATGAATTAAGAAGAAGCAAGAATGAATTAGTAAATTTGAGGAAAAGAGCCGAGAGTGTTAACAATTTACCTTTAAAGTGTATAGAAACTAATGAAGAGTTTATAAGTATAACAGAAGCAAGTAGAGCTTTTAACACAACTCCTAGTTGTATACAGAGAGTTTGCCAAGGAGACAGAAAAACAACTCAAGGTAAAACATTTATATTTATTTAGAAAAAGGTGAGCAAAAAGTTGCGTAATTAAAAAATAATAATTATATTTGCATAAGATTGAGTGACAATAAAGTGTAGCTCTTATAGATTAGTTGGCACTGAAAGCTGTAGCCGTAAAAGAAAAATTACCGTATTACAAGTCAGCTCCGAGTTCAGGCAGTTCCTGTATAAAAACGTAAGTTTAAAAACAAACTCTAATCATAACTCAATCTTAACAAAACACATCGTTAACCACCACCGTTCGAAAGGTAACAAATAAGAAGAGGTTTTTATAGTGTGTGAGGTAAAGTTCGCCCACTAACATGTGTTTTTTAAAGTACTTAATTTGCATACCGTAAGATCTGCTTTTAGGTCAATTTAAGTTCCCGCTTATTAGAGATTCTGTGAGAGAATGACACGCATAGCAGATAGCAAGCAATCGAAAGGTAGCAGTTAGTGTTTACTGTTTTTAGGGGATTTTTAATTTTTTATCGCGCGAATACGAAGTGGAAATAATAAACAAAAATAAATGGCAAAATACACATTAGCTGGAAAAGAAGTTACAAAAAAAGAATTTTACAAGGCGGTTTACAAAGGAATAGAAGGAACAATAGTTATGAATGAACCGTTTTTCTTAGATGAGGTTTTACATTCCCTTTTCCCGCCAAAAGATGAAGAAGAGAGTAAATCGATAAAAGGTGCAACTATTGATATGTGCGAGTTAAGAGAAAATGCATTTAAAGGTTTAAAATTCAGAAATGAAAAACTTTCACAAGAAGAGAAAGATAAAGTTAACCAATTAAGAAGTAGTATTACAGGAGTATTTTGTAATGAACCTTATGATTTTAAGTTACCAGTTACTGGAGTAACAAATCACACAGGAGGAACAGTTTTTGAAAAAGTTCAGGATTCTACACTTGACCCTCTTGACGCTTACAATGCTATAACAGGACATAGTATAAGGCATCATAAATTTCCAGAAAAATCCTTAGAAGAAAAAGTAAAGGAATCTCAAGAGACATACGGAACTAAAATAGATATACCAGAATTTCCAAATGATTACCTTACGTATTTAGTAAATATGTATAATGGTGATTTCAATAGACCTGATAAGTTTACTGTAGAAGAACTTCCAAAATTCGGCAAAAAAGAAACAGAAGGAAAGCTCCACTACGAATTGTCTTGGGAATTTATAGAAGAAATGGCTAAAAGAATGGCCAATAATAAGTCTGATAAATACCCTTTATATAATTGGAAAAAACCTATTGATGTAGAAGATTTAAAAGACGCTATAAATAGACATCACATAGAAGTAATGAAAGGCAACTATCAGGATGGAGATGAAATATTAGGCCATGTAGTATCATACGCTTGTAACGCTATGATGTTGTGGGAGCAATTAAGAAATAAATAAAAATATGAAAAAAATGTACCTGAATGTTGTAACACAAGTTGTAAACGAGGAAGGAGAAGAACTACTTGAGCGAGCTTCAGGTAAAAAATCTAAAGATGTAGGAGGATTGACTCGAGAATGGTTTGAAGAACAAGGTTTAAAAGTGCCCAAAGACCTTGATGATGACATAGAAAGAGATGAAGATGGTGCAGTATTTCTAGATGAAAAACATTTAAATTATGAATCTTTATCAGTTACCATACCTCTTAAAAATATAGACAGTTGGGTTGAAGATTCAGAAATAGGAAGTATTGTTTACATGAAATCAGGTTTATTTTACCACGTGTATGAAACAACAGAAGAAATTGACGACTATGTAAATTATATTTGTCTTACAAGAATACAAGAACTGTGGATAGATATTAAAATTTGGTTTGAAAATATTTTTTCGCGGAAAAAGAAAATAAATTAGGATTTGTCAAATAGAATCACTATATTTGTATACAATAAATTAATAATTAAATAAGCACAAACACACAAACAATGGCAAATTACAAAAACTATTCAATTAGTGCAGGGAAAGGTAAATTATACCTTAAAGAAAAACAACCAACAGAAGGTTATGAAGAAGTAACTTATGGAACAGATGGAAAGAAAACTTATCATCAATATCATAATAGTATTACAGGAGTCCCAACCTTTTTTGATGTAAAAGAAATTACACATGAAGGTAAAACTTTAAAATTTATTGAATTAACTCTAGTTGATGGAGAAAATCAAAATAAAGTTTCCGCTCCATTAAAAAACGTTAAAGGGAATTACACAGATGAAACAAAGGCCTTAATTTCAGCACTAAACAATCTAGATTTAGGAGAACCTGTTACATTATCTGTTAAAACTACAACTACTACAGGTAAGAATAATAAAGAATATAAAAATTTAAACCTTTATATTAATTATGTTAACAGACTTGGAGAAAATGGTAAAGGATTAAGTACAGGTTTTATATCTTATACAGATATTCCAGCTCCTATTGAAAAAATTGTAGCAGGAGATAAAACTTGGGATTGGAGCCCACAAACAGAATTTTTTTATACTAAGCTACAAGAAGTTCAAGAAAAGTTCAAAGAGAATTCATCTTCTACACCTTCTCAAACACAAACACCAAAAGCTGAAATTCCTAAAGCAAGTCCAAAAGATGCATTTGAGCCAGCAACAAATGTTAAAGAAGATAACTACGAGGATCTTCCGTTTTAAGATAATATTAACATAAATTCTTAATTAAATCATAATAAACCCTCGTGAAATATCGGGGGTTAATAAAAATAAAAAATAATGAACGAAGAAAAAGAAGAATTAAACCAATCGGCAGAGCCTCTAACGCAATACAACTCAGGATTCCGATCTGACCAGAAAATAGAAATAACTGGAGAGGAATTTGCAATCATGGCGGCATCAGTACAGAGACTGTTTAATGAAAATGTAAAAATGGTCAGGCCATTAAAATATCGCTATTGGCAAGGAGATGACATCGTACTATCACCAAAACAAGAAGATATTGATTCTGGTAAAGTAACTAAAGTTTTTGATCCTGTAGCTTTTATGGCGGCCAATAATTTAGTTGAAGCTTATGTTGGAGACCCTACAGCAATTGTAATGAAAGCATTAGAAAACAGATTTATTATTCATGATCGTGGAATCGACGCAGGTAAAGCAGTTCATATGAACACGCTTATTGCTGAAATGGAAGAAGCTCAGAAATCAAAATTAGAAGTTGTACCGAATGAATAGAAGTCAATTTCAAGCCGAATATTTAAAGCAAGAAATAGTCAATACCAAGAAAAAGCTAGGAGTAGA